GCACCAAACTTGTTAACTAATTTTTTATACAACGCAAAGTGCCCTGAGTGCATTGGCTGGAAACGTCCGCCATAAAACACAGTGACTTGCTTTGCTATACTTTCTGTAATGATGTCTGATATACGCATCTTAATAATCTCCTACTTATCATGTATTTAGCCCAAGATAAACTATGTACTTAATGATTTCACTGTAATAACGAATAAGACTTGACAAACTGATCAAACTGATATATAATTGTACTAATATTAAACGGAGCAATAAACCTAATGGCAAGAGATCCCTCTACACATTACTTAAAGAACAAAGAAATACTTAAAGAAATACATAAATCTAAAATGACTTTCTGCTGGTTAGCAGACGAGCAATATTTCCTATTTGACCACATCGTAGAAGACTTCGATGAAATCAATGAAGAAACTATTCTGCTTGCAAAAGATGCACAAGCATCTAGGTTACAAAAGATTGCACACGAAGCAGAAGTGGTTCGATGGAATAATGGTGAATTAACCAAGAAAACTAAACCTAAAGCAGCCGAGTTCGCAGTGAGTATTGATTCTATCAAGACTACTGATATAGTATTCCGCGTTATGGGCTATGATCATATTCCATTAGAAGCACGTAAGAAGACACCTAAAACAGTAGCAGATCATCATTCTCGCTGTAATTTTCCAGCATATAAGCATCTTGCTATGGTTAATGATGAATGGACTGAAGTCGCTCGTTCTCATTGGGACGGTGAATTAGACACAGGTAAATTTAGTGTTACATGTGGTCACACAACTGAACGCTTAGCGATGATGTATATGAAATTATGTGAACGATACTCTATGCGCGGTAACTGGCGTGGATACACATATGTAGATGAAATGCGTGGTCAAGCAATTTTACAATTGACAATGATCGGTTTACAGTTCAATGAACTTAAATCACAGAATCCATTTGCATACTTCACTACTGTAATCAATAACTCGTTCACTCGTGTATTGAATCTAGAAAAACGCAATCAAAACATTCGTGATGATTTATTAGAAGAAGAAGGTCTAGAACCAAGTAACACTCGTATCTTCAACGCAGAATGGGAAGTACAGAAAACCAAATATATCCCTGCTGAGGAAACTGACGATGTCGAAGAATTACGGGTAATATCAGAAGAAGAAATCACAGAATGACTGGAAAGGACGAATTATAAATGAGTAAATTTTTTGATGAAGCAGTAATTTTCACAGATATACATTTTGGACTTAAAAATAATTCCAAGATGCATAACAATGATTGTCTTAACTTTATTAAATGGATGATAGAAGAAGCCCATAGTAGGAACATTAAAAAATGTTTCTTCTTGGGTGACTGGCATCATCACAGAGCGACTATCAATGTGGGTACTTTAAATTACACAGTTGATGCGTTACAGATACTGAATGATAATTTCGACGAAGTACATATGATCATGGGAAATCATGATCTGTATTATCGTGAAAAACGAGATATCAACTCACTACCATTTGCAAATAAATATCCTAACATCAACATCATCAATGATGAAATCTTTGAAGAAGATGGTGTTGCATTTGTCCCATGGTTAGTTGATGATGAATGGAAGAAGTTGAAGGAATTAAAGTCTAAGTTTATTTTCGGTCACTTTGAATTACCAGACTTTTACCTGAATGCTATGATTAAAATGCCCGATCACGGTGGATTAAAAGCATCAGACTTATCTAAAGCAGATAAAGTATTTTCTGGTCATTTCCATAAACGTCAGGAAAAAGGTAATATCATCTATCCAGGAAACTGTTTCCCACATAACTATTCAGATGCATGGGATGATGATCGTGGTATCACTTTCCTAAACTGGGATGGCACATACGACTTTAAAACATGGAAAGATGCACCTAAGTATCGCGTAGCAAACTTGAGTCAACTATTAGATGATGCTGGTAGTATATTGACAAATAACACACATTGTCGTATAATATTAGATATCAATATTTCATATGAAGAAGCAAATTATATTAAAGAAACATTTGCTGCCGATTATGATTTACGTGAAATATCGCTAATGCCGTCTAAGAAGGACAATGTATCTGGCGAAGACTGGGATACGGATGGAGATATATCAGTAGAAAATGTTGACCAAATTGTTCTTACTCAACTTGGTGCAATTACATCTAATTCTATTCGTAACGAAACTTTAATTTCAATTTATAACGACTTACACATATAAACTATGCTAACTATTAAAAATGTAACTATTAAAAACTTTCTTTCTGTTGGTAACGTCACTCAAGCCGTTACCATAAATGAAACTGGACTAACTCTAGTACTCGGCAATAATGTTGATATGGGTGGTGATGGTTCTCGTAATGGAGTAGGCAAAACTACTCTTATTAACGCAATCTCATATGCACTATTTGGTAGTGCATTATTTAATATTAAAAAATCAAATCTTATCAATAAGATCAACAACAAACACATGACTGTTACAGTTGATTTTGAAAAGAACGGTGCGCAATATCGCATTGAACGTGGACGTAGTCCTAATGTTTTTAAATTCTACGTAAATGAAGTAGATAATAGTGACATGACAGACGAAGGTCAAGGCGAAGGTCGCTTGACACAAGTTGCTATTGAAAAAGTCATTGGTATGACTCACACAATGTTCAAGCATATTATCGCCCTAAATACATACACTGAACCATTCTTGAGTATGCGTGCCAATGATCAGCGCGAGTTAATCGAACAACTGTTAGGTATTACTCAATTATCTGATAAAGCAGAATTACTTAAAGAACTTATCAGAACAGGTAAAGATAAAATACAAGAAGAAAATTATCGTGTTCGCGCAGTTGAAGATGCGAATGAGAGATTTAATGCAAGTATCAAAGATTTAGAACGTAGACAACGTCTATGGCATAGAACCAATGAAGAATCTATTACAGATCTTGAGTCAGATTTAATGGCGCTATACGAGATCGATGTAGAAATTGAATTGGAAGCACACATTGCATTTGAAGCATACACAGCAAGAAAAAATAAATTTAATGCTTACACCAAGGATATTGCTAAATTAACAACTACAGTTGAGCGTGAAAATAAACGCCTCATCAAAGCAGTTGAAGATTTAGATGCATCAATGGAACACAAATGTTACGCATGTGGACAAGAGATTCATGATGAAAAACATGAACAGATTCTTGAAACTAAAACATTGGCGGTTGCTGAATATAAAGAACAGATAGAGATAGATGTTGCTACTATTGAAGCATATACCAATGAACTAAATAACATAGGTGATTTAGGCGTTGCACCTAAATTGTTTTATAATACCGCACAAGAAGCATATGAACATCAGAATAAGTTGTCTAATACCATCGCATCTATTGAACGGAAGACAACGGAATCAGATCCGTATCAAGAACAAATTGATACATTAAAAGATACTGGGTTACAAACAGTTGATTGGGAAGAACTTAATCGTTTAACCGATATCAAAGATCATCAGGATTTTTTATTAAAACTATTAACAAACAAAGACTCGTTTATTCGTAAGCGTATCATTGAACAAAATCTACAGTTCCTTAATGTTCGTCTAGATCATTATATTACACAACTAGGACTACCACATGAAGTTAAATTTCAGAGTGACTTGTCTGTGAGTATTGTACAATTAGGACAAGATTTAGATTTTGACAATTTATCTAGGGGTGAACGCAATCGTTTAATTCTAGGATTGAGTTGGGCATTTAGAGATGTATACGAGAGTATGAATTCTGCTATCAACTTAATGTGTATTGACGAATTGATTGATTCAGGAATGGATAGTGTAGGTGTTGAAAGTGCGTTAACTGCTTTAAAGAAAATGGAGCGTGAACGTAATAAAGATATTCTACTTATCTCTCACAGAGATGAATTGATTGGTCGTGTTAATAGTGTATTACAAGTTACGAAAGAGAACGGATTCACTACATTTAACACAGAGATGGAAGTAATTGATACATAATATACCAAAACCTAAAAAAAAGATTGGCATTGATAAACAACCTGTAATAACAGGCAATGCCACTCATCCAAGTCAGTTCGATGTTGATCTGGCTGGAGATGAGGATAATACTTTATGGGTTTATAAATCAAACCTACAGAGCGAGGAAATCACCCAAAGTATTGGTGCTGATATTCTACAAAAATTAATAAGAGCCGTTAGTGGAAAAAAATAAAATTACATATGACTGGACATACGAAGGTAATGTTATAGAAGCATTGCCGGATGGGTGTGAAGCATTTGTGTATCTGATAACAAATACTGTTAGTGGTATGTTATATATAGGTAAAAAATTAGCAAAGTTTAAAACTACTAAACCACCACTAAAGGGAAAAAAGAATAAGAGACGTGGCACTAAAGAAAGTGACTGGAGAGAATATTTCGGCTCTAGTGATAGACTTAATGCAGACGTTGAAGCACTAGGTAAAGATAGTTTCACAAGAGAAATTATTCATATGTGTCCTACAAGGGGCATTGCAAGTTACCTAGAAGCACGCGAACAGTTTGAACGCAGAGTACTTGAAACAGATGATTACTACAATGGAATCATTAACGTTAGAGTAGGCGGATCAAAAGTTCTTAAAGAATACCTACAAGAAACTAAATCCTCGGGCTTATAAAATTATACTTGACAATCACTGAGAATCATGTATAATTATTACATAAACAAACACACTTAAACTAAAAACTTAAACAAACACACTTAAACTAAAAACTTAAACAAACCTCTAAACTAAAAAACTCAATCACTTCGCTGTCCTCAGCACTTAAACTAAAAACTTAATCACCTCGCATTGGCAAACCCCCTCAGAACCCTATAAAACTTAGATGGATGATACTGTTACCGTATCCGTGATGAATCTGCCGCCTTTGGGGCGATGTCGATGGACTTCCACGTGTTTCTTTTGGTCATTGCACTGGTCTGACCAACCGAAAAGAGTAGGCTCTTCTGAACTATTGAAACCTACGAGTAGTCAAAATCCGACGATATGGAAATTGATGTTCTTGCGTTGCTTGAAGCAGCATGTAATAAGAGGTACCGCGTAACCGCCTCCCCCAAGTGTAAAATTGGGTTTGTTATATCGAAGTGTGATTGGGTGATAGGAAAAAACTTTCTGTTCATTTAACAAATTTTTCACTTTCGCTGCATAAGCGAAGTGTGGATCAAGATCCTGGAAAAATAGATAGTAGTTATAGAATAGCCCAATCATTGATATATAGTAATAACAGTTAGAAACAATTAGATTAAAGAGTATAACAATAAGAAAAATACGAATGAGTGTAACGAATGAGATATTTTTTGAAGTTGTTCATTGCGAAGCAATGTTTATGTGATTACATTATTATGTTGTTCCTTGAACCAAGATATGTTGTTCATATAAATATATATATAATTAAGGAGTTCTATGAGTACAATGTCACTAAAAGAAAGATCACCAAAAGCAATAGAGTTTGAATCATTTAAGAATGATTTTATTAAGTTTACTATGGATGTGATTGAACAAGATAAAGGCGATGGTTGGCCTGTTTGTCCTTATGCTCGTAAAGCAAGAGTCAATGGCGAAATTCAATTCATGGATGGTAGAGATTTGAGTTATTCAAAGTCTGCATTAGAGACATTTGATAAGAGTCAGTTTAAAATGGCTGTTTGTTGGATGGGAGATGATTGTGATATAGATGTACTAGATAGCATCACATCGGAAATGCGTGCGTTATATCCAGAACATCATTATTTTGTAAGTACTGAATTGAGTGGATTATTCGTTAAGAACTTTACTCGTATTATTATTGTACAGATAAAAGAAGACATAGAAGATCGTCGTAAAAAACTTATTAAAACGAACTACTATGATTCATGGACACAAGAGTATTACGACGAAATAGTGAACGATTAAGATTCACTATTCCTCTCGTTGTATCGTTTGATGAACAAGTCTATCATGGGCACTGGCATTGTCATCAATGATTCGTATGTCATTGCACCATGTGACATGATAAGAATATCCATATGATTTGAATTTAACTTAGTTAGATCATCTTGGTATCTGTCAAGTATATCAGGAATTTCGTGCGGCTGACTTGTTGCTATCAGCCTGCGAAAAAATTTGACATATCGAGTTCTACCTCAGATTCCCATTCATGCGAACACGATTGACATACTGCTTTAAATTTGGTATCGATACCGTTATCGGATATCTTTTCAATATGATCTTTCATATCTTTATAATCGCTTTTTGAAATATTGTGCAACCATTCACGAATAGTTTCTATATCAGTTATTTCATTATCATCGTAGGTAACAGATACGATACAATTAACCATAAGATCAATTGTCAGTGTTGATATTTCTACAAATGTTTTTCCAAATTTTTCATTTCTTTCAGCATCAGATAATTCAGTATTAGCGAGTTCTTGTATCATTCTCTCTTGTTGAATTTGCTGTATCTGAATTAATGTTCTATCATTCACATTATATGGTTTCAATTTAACATTGAATTTATCTTGCAGAATCAAATTATTTGATACATCTATCGCCTTAACAGATCCTAGAATTCTGTTAATATCCATTTCAAGCATATTAAGTTCGCCACAAGACGGACATTTAATATCGATATCTATTCCATCCCCATAACTTGCTTTGCGTATTGCAAGTAGAAGAACCATTAAATCATTAACAGGCGTTGACTTAGGATCAGTGATATCTGGACAACACGAGGAAAGTAACGCAATCGTTGCTTCTCCGTTAAATAACGCATCTGGTGTCTTTGAGATTATTTCATCTCTTGCTGTCATTGGGTAGATTGCCAATTCACCGTCAGCACTTAATTTAGGCTTTTCGGTATAGTATTGTCCACCAGAAGGTAGACTTATGTACATTGATGGTATTTTATACGCTTTCAATAAAGGATTGTTACTCATTTTTTCTGCTCCATATAAATAGTAAGTAAAGTGATAATATAGGTGTGTATCTATATTTATCCTCATTAAATAGGTACTTAATTATGGCAATAGAAGACGACATCAGGAAGATTCACAATGATTATCCTTGGGCAAGTGAAGACACATTGGGGAAGATTGCCTCTAACACACGCACCGAGAATGCCAAATTAAAGAAAGTATTTCAATCATTGACAGGTGTTGAGTTTGATTATGATTCTGTTAAAAAAGAGTTTGAAGACGCTGAGGAATTATTTAAGAAAACTAACAAATTAATTACAAAGATGGAAGATGGAACTAAAAACATGTTCTCTGTCGTGTCGCGAGATACCGACCCATTAGAAGCAACCGCAGAACTATTGAAGATGAGCGTTGGGGCTATTTCTGCTACCGTTGGTGGTATTACCTCTTTTACACAGTTTCTAGGTCCTAAAGCCGCAGCAGTGTCATGGGTGGTTGATGGGGCTGTGGGGGTTGGTGTAGCGGCAGTCGGTGTAGCGGCAATATATGCAAAACTTATGTCGGAGCAAGAAAAAGGATTAAGACAGGTAATTGATTATGGTGGTGTTGTTGGTGATATGTCGCAATATACTGAAATGAGAGGATCATTGGCAGGCGTTGGTATGAGTATGCAAGAAATGACAAAGGTCATGAATGGAAACAAAGCCATGCTTGCAAATCTGCCAGACGGTTTGATGAATACTACGAAGCAATTTATAGATTTTTCTGGAAAAGTAGAATCTGAAACATCAAAGACAATGGGCGATTTTGGTTATGGCGTTGAGCAAATGACTACAAGATTGTTAGAAGAAGCCAATTTAATGTATATGTCAGGTGAATTGGAACAATTTGGTCAATTGACGAAAGATAAAATAAGAAAGAATTTCGAGTCAAGTAGTGCGATGACCACTTTCCTTGCAGAAAAATTTGGTAGTCAACGAAGTGCGTTATTAGCGATGAGAAGCGAAGCGATGACAAACATAGATTTCATGACAGCAATGTCAATGAATGGCGAATATCTAGCAAAGACATATGGTGAAAATGCAGCAGAGAATGTTAAAAATACTGGTGCAAATATAAAGATGTTATTCAGTACAGTATTGGGTCCGCAGTTTGGGGAACAAACTGAGCAAGTGTTTAACAATATGTTGAAAGATATTAATATAGACGCATCTGTTTTAAATAACATGCCGACTGATATGATTAATATGTTGAGTACACTGGGACCAGAGGTGTCTACTCAATTCAAAGATATAATGGAACAAGCGGGAACAGGAAAATTATCACAACCAGAATTGGTTATGAAAGTAAAAGAATTAACAACATCAATATCAATGGCGAGTCCTAGATATGGAGATGACCCGATAGTGCAACAATCAAACGATTTAATAGCACAAGCGCGTATAGCACCAGAAGCATTTATGGATTTGACAGTAGATCAATTAGACGCTGGATTAGAGAGTGTCAAATCATTAACCGAGCAAGCAGATAGTTCAATAGATGCAATAGATGCAGCAAGAGTTGGATTTAGAACAGTTGTGAACGAATTAACTCCAGGTTATGCACTTGGTGCAACTGCCGTTAAAGGCTTTTCAGGTGCTTTAGGATTAGTGCAATCTGCATTTGAATTTATCGGATTGATAAAGACAGAAGATAAGCCAATAGAACCCGAAGTTACCAATCCAGGCGCCAATATGTCTCAGAAGATGATGTCAAATGGCGGCGCTGGAAGTGTAGTAACAGACGAGAATTATGATGATATGTCAGATAATGTAAAAGAGGCATATGACGCATATAAGAAAGCACAAACACTAAAACAGAAAGCAGCATATGCTAATGCATATACTAATGCATATAATATTTTAAACAAGAATTTTAGTCCCGGACAATTTGCAGAAGGTGGCGGACCTGTTCCAATTCAACGACCTAATGGTAGATGGTATGCTAATATAAAAGATCCTAATTCACCTATAGGTAGTAAAAAAGTATATGTAGATGAGTTAAATGTAGTTGGTATGAAGTTTAACAATATGCACCAATTAGATAGTATGATTGGTAAAAAAATTAAAGAAATAACCGAAGTAATAGAAAAGACGGCAGTAACGGAGAATATGAATGGCGGATAAAACACACACTATCGAAGTTGAAGGAATATCAATACAAATACCTAAATGGGCTAGTGAAGAAACACTCAGTAAAATAGCAGAATTAACTGGTACATCTAATCTTATGTCAAGTGTAATAGCAAAGCATATAAAGACAGGTACGGTAAATACAGCACAGTTATCCGATGATATTCAAGGAATTGCAAAGGAATATGCTTCAAGTAATGAAGAAGTATCGATAGCAAAGAAAGAATCTCTAGACAAAAAACTAGTTGGTGCAGCAAAATCAACTAAAAATGCGGTTGACAAATTTAGTAATACTGATGCACCACTTACTTCAATGGTAGATATGCTTGGCGATATGGTTGGGGCTATTTCTGGTAGTGCAAAGGGAATGACAAAGGACATTGATGCAAACTCTAAGGCAGGGAAGTTATTAAAAACCGCAGGCATTGGAGTTGGTGCACTTGCCGGTACAGCATTAGCATGGGCAGGCTTTCAAGTCGGACAAATAGAACAATTTGCAAAAGCACAAGAGACTATGATAAATTCTGGTGCAATCATGTTTGGCGATACATCTCCATATGAAACATTGAAGCAATCAGCGATAGCATCAGGTCTAACATATACTGAATTAACCAAACTAGTTAGTCAAAATGGCGTTGCATTTCAGTCATTGGGCAATGGGGTATCAAGTGGTACGACTGCATTTACATCAATGTTCAAGTCGGTCAATGAGACAGGTGATAAATTTGGTGACTACGGTTTAAGATCGGCAGAAATGGCAGAAGTTTTAGCTGATTATGTAAACATACAGCGTATGACATTATCTAAAGATATGGCATTATTAAGCACTCAAGATAGTGTTGAATTAGGATTTCATAATTTGATGATTGAAACAACCGCATTAGCAAGTTTGACAGGTGAGAATAGATCAGAAATATTACAGAAACGCTTAGCCTCATTATCGCAACCACAAGTTGCAGCAGCATTGGCAACAATGGATAAAGCGGGAGGCGGACACGCAGAAGTAGCACGATCGTTCATATCACAATTTGCACTACTTGAAAGTTCTATGGGTCCTGTCGGAAAAGATATATCTGATAGATTTAATGATTATATCTTTAGAGTGGCAGACACCCCAGCAGATTTTGATATGGCAGTTGCATTGGGACCAGATTTGGCTACAGCACTCGATGCTGCAAATAATGGATTCACTGATAGAGTCAATGAGGTGTTTAGGTCTGGCGATATAGATGGCGCAAATAAGATGCTCGTTAAAGAGATGGCAAAGATGCGTGATGCAGAAGTAGGGTCAAGTAATGTAGTAGTTGGTTCGGTTCAGCATATCATTCAACAGTTGAAAGCTGGTGGTGTTATGGTAGACAAACAAATGAAAAAATTGATTGGTATGAGCAAAAGTGAGTACGCCACATATCTTAAAGAAATAGAAGAGAAATCAGTCACATCTGGTGCAATGACAGTCGCGATGAACAATATGAAAAAAACATTCATGATAATTCAAGATGCGTTTGTTTATAACTTAGATGAAGCATCTAATATGGCAGAAAAACTTGCAAATGGATTGAAATCTGGAACAGAGTCTATGAAAAACTTATTAAACAGATCAAATGAACCAGAGACTAACTTGCTTTACAAGAAAGACGATGAAACATTTAAAGATTACCAGATTAGACTTATGGAGTCTAGACTAGAGCAATCAGGCAACACAGATGAGTTGAAGGCGTTTAGAAAAAAGCACTCAATAACACCAATGACAGAAGGAAATATGCCAGAACCCACTGCCAATAATACAGGTACAGGTACAAGTAAAAGTACAAGATTGGATACACCAAATGAGAATGGCAGAATGACAGATACGAATAAAACAAAAATGATGCAAGATCCTGTTAATATTGGGGATAATAAGATGTCGCAGCATATAGAAGAGATTATAAAAACAAAACAGCAAACTGTAGCGGTTCTCAACCAGATGAAATCCGCTATGAAGAGCATACAGAGATCTAATGACTATAAACGAGCAGTTGATAATACTAATAAAACGGCATAATTTAAAAGCATAAATACTATCATAATGAAATTAAAAGGTAAATTACTATGAGTTGGAAGAAGCATTTTCAGAAGCACGACATGAATCAAGCGGGTCAACAGACCAAGCAATCTAGATGGCAAAGTTGGCTACCAGAAGTATATTCTGGTATGCCGAATCGTACAGAACGCTATACGCAATATGATCAGATGGATCAAGATTCTGAAATTAACGGTGCATTGGATACTATTGCAGAATTTAGTACACAGACAAGTCCTGAAACTAAATTGCCGTTTGAAATATTTTATAAATCAGAAGCAACTGATGCAGAAGTTTCTGCGTTATCCACTGCATTAAAGCAATGGTGTAACATAAATGATTTTGAGCGTAGAGCATTCAATATTATACGCGCAGCGATTAAATATGGAGATCATTTCTTTGTAAGAGATCCTGAGACGTTTAAACTATTTTGGGTTTCACCAGAAGATGTTACTAAGGCTGTTGTAAATGAATCAAATGGTAAAGAAATTGATCAATACATCATGCGCAATATCAACTTAAATTTGCATGATATGGTATTAACTGATACAAGAAATACTCAAAATATGGACATGCATAGTTCTCCAGGATTTACTAATACGACTAGTAACTCTGGATTATCTAGCAATCAAATGTCAGGAAATTCTAATGAAGAATATGCGGTTGACAGTTCACATGTTGTTCATATTTCAATGACTGACGGTATGACTGCTAGTTGGCCCTTTGGTCAAAGTATACTTGAATCAGTATTTAAAGTATATAAGCAAAAAGAATTACTAGAAGATTCAATCATCATTTACCGTGTGCAACGTGCACCAGAACGTCGAGTATTCTATATCGATGTTGGTAATATGCCAGCACATAAGGCTATGGGATTCGTTGAACGCGTTAAAAATGAAGTTCATCAGACTAGAATTCCTAATAAAACTGGTGGTGGTAGCAGTGTAGTAGATGCTGCATACAATCCATTATCAATCATGGAAGATTATTTCTTTGCTCAAACAGCAGAAGGGCGTGGTTCTAAGGTAGAAGTACTGCCCGGCGGTGATAATTTAGGCGAGATTGATGATCTAAAATACTTCAATAATAAGTTATTGAGAGGTTTACGTATACCGAGTTCGTATATGCCAACTGGTTCTGAAGATGGAACAGCGACATATAACGATGGTCGTTTAGGAACTGCATTGATACAAGAATATCGCTTTAGTAAGTATTGCGAACGTATTCAGTTATTGCTAGGTCCTGCATTAGATAATGAATTTAAAATGTTTTTGAAGTTCCGTGGAATTGATGTTACTAGTAGTTTGTTTGATTTAAAATTCGTAGAGCCACAGAGTTTCAGTAAGTACAGAGAGATTGAATTAGATTCAGCAAGAGCAGCAGTGTTTGGCAATCTAGAGGGTGTTGATTATTTGAGCAGACAGTTCCTTCTGAAGAAATATCTTGGGCTTAGTGAGTCAGAGATTACAGAAAATGAAATGTTATGGCGCAAGGAAAATAACGAAGGTGGTGAATCTAGTGATCCAGGTAGTGACTTAGGTTCTATAGGATTGCGTGCTGGTGATGTTGATGGATTTGAAGCAACAGAATTAGACGATGAAGAGTTTGACGATGGTGACTTCGACGAAGTAACACCAGACATGGATGGCGAAGGGGAGATAGGTAATGAGATTTAATGAATTAGCAATTGATGAAAGAAATGATGAAGACAAGTGGGATATTGACGATACTCGTCGCCCACGTCTGACTTTGAAGCATTTAAATAAGATTCGTAATAAGCGCGAATTGGCTAAAGCAGAATATGAAGATGAGCAGTCTGTTAATACAGCAATGTATGGTAAGCCATCAGAGTAAATAAAAGTTGATAAATAAAAGTAATAGATTGTATTATAATGTATTATTTTTATAAAAACGCGATTTTAAACGCGTTATTGGCTAGTTATAGGCAAAAAGTATTAAATACTAATGTAATAAATTAGTTCCCTAGTAGCCTACGGGATTAAATAAATAGATTTATAAAATAAAATTTTATTAAACGGAGAATATAAAATGAGCGTACAAGATCGTTATTCAAAGATCATTGAGAGCCTAGTAAACGGAGAAGGTGAAGTTGCATCTGATTTGTTACATGAAGCTTTTGTAGACAAAGCTCGTGAGATCTGGTCAGGTCTTGTGGAGCAAGATGAAATCGTCGAAGATGACATTTCAGAAGAAGAGATTGAAGAATCTTATTTCGACGAAGATGTTGATTCATTCGAAGAAGAAATTGCAGCAGAAGAAGAGTATGCAATGGAAGACGAAGGTGAAGAAGAAGAATTTGATGCTGAAGGTGAAGCAGAATTCGAACTAGCATCTGACGATGAAATGGATATGGACATGGACGCTGAAGGCGACATGGAGCCAGAATCAGAAGCAGGAATTGAAGACGCAATGTTAAGCGTTGAAGATGCACTTGCTGATTTAAAAGCAGAATTCGCACAGTTGATGGGCGATGATCTAGGTGATGAAGAAGAAGCAGGTTTATCTGACGAACTTCCAGCCGATGATTTCGCATCTGACATTGAGCCAGAAGCAGAAGAAGAGTTCGAAGAGCAGTTAGCATTCGAATCTGATGAAGCAGAAGAATTAGAAGAAGCCGCTGATCTTACAAAGATTGGTAAAGATGGAATGCATCCTTCAGAAATGCCAGCAGGAGATGACGGTAAAGCATCACCAGTTGCAGGCAAAAATGACATGGGTGGAAAAGTAATTCCAACTGGCGCAAAAGGATCTGAAGGCTCTAAGAAAGGCTTATCAGACGAATCAGCAAAAGACATGGGTGTAACACATCCTGGCGAAGGCGCTTCATTGAAGCCAGAAACTCGCGGTCATGGTGCTGAGAAGCGCGGTATGAAACAATAAAAATGCGCAATACACTGAATGAACATTTAACTTTCGATCAAGCAAACATTGTTACTGAAGCTGTGGATAACGGCAAAGGTGGTAAGGATTTGTATATGGAAGGTATTTTTGTTCAAGGTGATGCACGCAACCAAAATCAACGCGTATATCCAGCCTCTGAAATCAGACGAGCAGTTAATTCTGTTCAAGAAAAGATTCAAGGTGGATATTCAGTGTTGGGCGAAGCAGACCATCCAGATGATCTACAAGTGAATTTGGACCGAGTATCACACATCATTGAAAAAATGTGGATGAACGGGAATGATGGTTATGGCAAGCTAAAATTATTACCAACGCCAATGGGCAACATATGTAAAACTTTGTTGGACAATGGTGTAAAATTAGGCGTATCGAGTCGCGGTAGTGGTAACGTAGGTGACAATGGTAATGTGTCGGAATTTGAAATTGTAACGGTAGATATCGTTGCGAATCCAAGTGCTCCAGATGCATATCCAGATCCACTCTACGAGGCTATCATGAATGGCAGACGTAGCGACATTATTATGGATGTTGCGAAAGCTATAAATCACGATACAAAAGCCGAAAAGTATCTCCAGGAAGAGGTACTTAAAATGATCAATAACCTAGATTTTAGGAGAAAATAATGGCAAATGCAATTGAACAACTCCTAAGTTCAGAAGTTCTTTCAGAAGAAGTTCGTTCTACACTAACAGAAGCTTGGGAAACCAAGTTAACTGAAGCACGTGAAGAATTGACTAATGAACTTCGTGAAGAGTTCGCAACACGTTATGAAACTGACAAGCAGCAAATGGTGGAAGCACTAGACGCAATGATGTCAGATACAATTACAACGGAATTGCGCGAATTCGCAGCAGACAAAAAAGCAGCAGTAGAAGCAAAGGTGGCTTATGCAAGCCAAGTTGCAGAACATGCTAAGATGCTGGACACTTTTGTAATGGAAACTTTAAAGAAAGAAATTACAGAATTGCGCGATGATCGTAAACTTCAAGAAGGAAACTTTGAAAAGTTAGAAGACTTTGTAATGGAGCAACTAACTACTGAACTTAACGATTTCCACCAAGACAAACAAGACCTGTTAACAGAGAAAGTTAAATTGGTAAAAGAAGGCAAGAAAATGATTGCCGAGACGAAGCGTGAATTCATCTCTAAAGCAAGCGCAAAATTAGCGAGCATTGTTGAATCAACAGTGACTGGCGAGTTAAGCACTCTTAAAGAAGATATCATGTTAGCTAAAGAAAACATGTTTGGACGCAAGATTTTTGAAACTTTTGCAACTGAATTTATGAGTTCACATTTAGCAGAAGGCACACAGGTTTCAAAATTGAGCCTTGAATTATTAGATATGAAAACTGCTTTGGCAGAATCAGCATCTACTATTTCTGAAAAAGAAACATTAATTGAATCAACCAACAAAAAACTAAAGCGAGTTAATGAACGCGCTGAACGTAATTCTGTAATGGCTGATTTATTAAAGCCCTTGTCGAAGGACAAGCGTGAGTTAATGTCGAATCTACTTGAAAGTGTTGCTACTAGCAAACTTACTGTAGCATATGACAAGTACATTGGTACGGTTTTGAATGAAACTGTTTCAACGACTAAACGCACTACGCAAAAACTTAATGAGTCTCGCACTAGCGAGGTCACAGGTGATAAAACTAGCACACACGATCAAAGTACTGAAAGTAATGCAGATATCATTAACCTTAAAAAATTAGCTGGTATAAGCTAAAAAGGAGTATACCTAAAATGTCACAAAATTTATTTGAAAACTGGAACGTAACTAAAGACGCTCTAACTGACGGTTTAACAGGCAACAAGAAATCTGTAATGGAATCTGTGCTTGAAAACACTAAGAACTATTTAACAGAATCAGCAGCAACTGGTTCTACAATGGCAGGCAACATCGCTACTATGAATAAGGTAATTTTACCTGTTATTCGTCGTGTAATGCCTACCGTAATCGCTAACGAATTAGTTGGTGTTCAGCCAATGACTGGTCCTGTTGGACAAATTCACACATTGCGTGTGCGTTATTCTGAAGGCGCAGCAGGCGTATCAGCAGGCGACGAAGCATTGTCTCCATTCGCTATCGCTAAAGGCTATTCTGGTGATGCTACTACTGGCGGACCATCAGCAACTTCTGCTCTTGAAGCAACAGCAGGTCGTAAGCTTTCAATCCAAGTATTGAAGCAGACTGTTGAAGCGAAGACACGTAAGTTGTCAGCACGTTGGACTTTTGAAGCAGCACAAGATGCTAACTCAATGCACGGTCTTGACGTTGAAGCTGAAATCATGCAAGCACTTGCACAAGAAATCACAGCAGAAATCGACCAAGAAGTTCTTACTTCTTTACGCGCTCTTGCTGGTACTGCAACTGACACATATGACCAAGGCAACGTTTCTGGCGTAGCAACATTCGTAGGTGATCAACACGCAGCATTAGCAGTTTTGATTAACCGCGCAGCAAACTTGATCGCAGCACGTACTCGTCGTGGCGCTGGTAACTACGTTGTAGTTTCACCAACTATGTTGACTGTACTACAATCTGCTACTACTTCTGCGTTTGCACGCACAACTGAAGGTCCTTTTGAAGCACCTACTAACACTAAGTTTGTTGGTATGTTGAACAACACTATGAAAGTATTTGTTGATCAGTACGCTTCTGACGCTACTCCAATCCTAGTAGGATATAAGGGTGACGGCGAAATGGACGCAGCAGCATTCTACTGCCCATATATTCCACTAATGTCTTCTGGTACTGTACTAGATCCATCAACATTCGAACCTACTGTGTCATT